TGTAGTAGTGACACTTCCTGTGTCTCCGATTCGTGCGCCTGCTGCCGCCGAATGTCTGTACTGGTTGCCGAGAGAATCTTGAGCGATCGCACCATAGGGAATAACCGTCCCCTTCAGGCCGGTCAGAACGCAGTTGACTACCGTGGGCTCGGAGATTTTGCGGTCTAAACCGTAAAGCGCCGCCAGCGCATCTAAGAATTTTCCTGTTGCGAGATCCGGATTAACCATGTTCGACAGAAAAAGAATCTCAGAGTTTTTGGCCTCGATTTCGGCCACGATCAGATCAAGGACCTGCCCCATCGGGGAACTGGGCTCGATGTTCAAAAGCGGATCTGTGGGCGATGTTTGAAACGCCTGCTGAATACGTGAACCGAGATCAGAACGAATCTCTTGCGTGCTGGGCAGTTCAACGCCGACCAAAGGATTAAAAATGATTTGAGCCATAATTTTTTAGAACACAAAAGAAACTGTTTCGTCCTGCTCTGTCGTTATCGTGATCTCTCCGTGGAGTGTCCTCGTTTCCTCATTGAACTCGGTAATGTCAACAGAATCAACGGACTTCACACCATCAACCCTATTCCCAGCCTCATGGATCAATTGAGCAAGGACGGAGGAATCCAGCTTTTTGGCGAGTTGGGCTTCCTTCCATGCAATGCCGTTGGCCTGCTGGAAATAAGCGTCGTTGGTCCACAACCGAATCTCGTTAGCCAAGTTCTGAGCTATAGCCAAAGCTCCGGACGTTAGGAGAATGTTTCCTTCCTTTGTCAGCTGAAGATCCCATGACTGAGGACTCAGAAGAGCTGTTTTTGCTGTATGCGGCATGATCTAACTTCCTCGTTTACTGCGGGGCGCCGGTGCTTGAATTTCCGCTTTGGACGCCTGTGTGCGTGTGGCTGGTGAGGCTGATGCCCTTCGCATTTACATCACCTGTGAATGTTGCATCAGCACCGCCAGAACCACCGCCGGAAATCGGTCCGTTCAAATTGATCTGAGAAGAATTGACTGTGAAACTGGTGCTCGCATTGACCTCACACTCCGGAGCCTCCATCGAGATCTTTGTCGGAGCTTTAATCTTGATAGTTCCCTCATCTTCCAAATGAATAAAGACTTCCGGAGCTTTTCCCCAAAATCCCCCGATGTAGAACGAATCGGATGGATCAAATTTTCGGTAAGTTGCAGGGACCTTTGGAGTCGTGCTGCCGTTGATGTTTGAAATGTCTTGCTTTGCCACAACTGCCAATCCGATGTCTCCCACCTTAGGATCACAGATAATCGCGGCTTTGCCATGCTGAAGACGAAAATACGGGAGCTTTGGAATAGTAGTCACTTCCAAACCGTCTCCTGAATTATTTCTTGGCTGGAGAAGTGGCTTGACCGTGACATATCCGGCGCCAGCTTCTTCTCCTTTACGTTCCACTGCCGTCACAACAACAGGCAAGGAGGTACTTACCACTTGAGAGATCAGCGAACGAATAAAAAACTCCATCGAGTTCAACGGATTGCTGGAGGCGAAGTTGTCATAGTTCGCACTAAGTTCTTTGTCTGACATTTACCACCTCGGATAAATTCCGGAGATTGAAGTTTTCCAAGAACCACCGGCCGGATCATTCGCACTCAATTCATGTTTTAGGGCGACGATCTTCCAAGTTCCGGAAGCATGAGGAACGATAGATTCCAGTTTGAAATTCGCTCCGATCCTCAACTCCGGACGGAAAAAACATGAGACGTTGATCCCGTTGTTCGAGAATGTTGGATAACCAATCATGCCGTTAGAGGAGTTAATCAATGGCAATTCGCCTTGTGTCTTCCGGCTCCCTTTCTTCGGCATGAGAACAACTTTCTCATCATCAAACAAAAGATTTGCACCAACTGCATCTGCAATTCTGCGCATTTTTGTCACTGGGTCACCGTTGATAATGCAATCACGGATTGAAGCAGTGACTTCATTATTTTCGAGAACGTACCCGACTTCTTTTGAAATCTGCTCAATCAAGCCTGAAACAGTTTGGTTACCTGTGACAGAAATCGGAGGTTGAGGAATTAAAGCGGGAAAAAGGCCACAATTTGCCTCGACCTTGAACACCGGACTCGGAGCTGTATTGAAGTCCGCCCAAGCATTTATGATCTCGCCTTTAAAGATAACCGATAAGGTCTTCCCCTTCTGTCCCGCAGAAATATTGATTTTGTTCCGCTTCAAAGAAAAGGATTTGAAGCCAAGATGTGTCAACCGCTCCATGGTGTTCAGGGACAATCCTTTCAGAACAACTGAAGCTTTTGGATATGCCGGACAACCTGATTTATCAATGGAGACAGACATCGCAAAGTCTTTGAAAGTGATCGCTTCTTGTCCATCCATGGCGACCGTTACAGCAATGTCTTTCTGTGTGTAAGTAGTCTCATTGAGCACCATTTAAAACCTCGTTCTCGCTTGCATACACAAGGATCCATCGGTCGTTTAAGCCTTCATATTGAGGATCTGAGTTGCCCAAAGTGTCGATCATTCTGAGTTTGCCTTTAAAGTTCGGAGAAGGATAAGTATTGATGTCCGTTCCCACGCAAACCTTGCGGCCTTTGAATATTTCGACCTCTTCACAAGTCAGATTGCAGTACATGTGATCAGCTACCTGCCTTAGGCTGATGACGCAGTTCTGCCCGTCCAACACGACAGAAAACTCTTGCCATGGAAGAGCTGAAATATTGATTTGAATCATGTTTCACCACCATTGCAACCAGATGGTTAAAAAGGTTTCTACTTGCCGAGGCCTCCAGCCCATTTGATCAAGCTTTGAGCCATCGTCGGTTTTGTTTGGGCCTGCCCTGTGTTTACCTTGACTGCAGAAGTCGCTCGCTTTGGCGAATAAGCGATTTTCTGTTGGTTTAGATTGACCGTGATGATCTCAACGAAAGAGGCGTGTATCGACAACATACAGGCATTAGATGTCTGAGTTCTGGAGAAGTCATAGTGCTCCAAAGCCATATTCCGCCAGATTTTTGCCGGAGAAAAAATCGTACAAGTGTCTGTACTGTTCATCCTCCGGTCTAACATTGCGAGCGCCAAAACCTGTACGGCATAGCTTCCATTGAACAAAAATTCGACGTTTACCCGCTCAGGTTCCCGCACAATGTTGTAAGCGGCCAACTGGCCCTTTTCGATCGGTTCAGTTGGAATCCGAGAACTCTGGTCTGCGTCAACTGCAGCAATCGAAACGTAGGGAATAAACGGGAGCAGATTGTTTCCAACGACTGCCCACGACAATCCCATGATTGAATTTATAGACGCCATCAGAAATCAACCCCCGAAGCGGCGTTATTCAACATGTCTGTAGATCCTTGCATGGCCTGAGAGACACCTTGATTAACTCCTTGAATAACTTGTTCCTTGTCCGGATTTCCGTTGAAATTGACTACAGTCTGGTTGGAAATCGGAGAGTTTATGTTTGTCGTTCTGCCTTTTTCTTTGACAACTCCTCCGGCATTTCCGACAGTAGCCCCAGCCGGTGCCACCACAGCCTTCTTCTTGTCATCACTTCCGAACCAGTTCATGGGATTAACCCACGAAGGCATTTCAAAATTTGTGATGTCTGACAGAGCACTGGAGATCCAGTCAACGATCGGCTGAATGCTGCTTTTGATAGATTCAAAAGCACCAACAAACTTATCCCTTAATCCGGATACAGAGTTGATGACCTTCGCGATAACCTCAGCAACCTTCCCTATCGTCAGAACGATTGTCTCAATAGCTACCTTGATGACAGATCCGAAAGCCTGCAGAAAAAGATCTCCGACAGGCTTTAGGGCGTCCATCAGATCTTGGATGGCTTTCCACGCATCTTGGAAGCTTTTGCGAAGCTCCTTGATTTCATCGTCAGAAGTGCCCATTGATCTGAGCAGGTCTTCAAACGCGCTTGGTCCGCCTTTTGCAAAACTGATTAGGTCATCTAATGCAAGGGCTAAAGCAACAATGCCGGCAACAACCAACCCAACAGGACTGGCTAATAAACCCAACGCCTTCCCACCCAGCATTAACGCCGACTTCGGACCTAACGCTAATGCCGCGGCTCCCGCAACCAATTCCAGTGCTATTTTGATGAACTCACTATGTTGCGCAACAAAGTCCGTGAACTCACCAAATTTTTTCATCCCCTTGTCGACGTACGGAAGAAACACCTTGGCAACCTGATTGCCGAGGTTCTTCATCGACATGGTTGTGATTTCCCATTGGATTTTGAACCGTCTGGCGTTTTCCGCGTCTTTAGGAGACAGTGCCATTTGCCGGTACTTTCCAACAAGCTCGTTCATTTGCTTGTTGTTCTGAAGAAATACCGCAGCACTTTCCCGGGTAAGGCCGAGATACTTCAAGGCATAGTTGGCCTGGGCATCGTTCATGCCATTGAGCTGTTTTCCCATGCGCAGAAAAACAGAAGCACTGGCGCCGGTGCGGTCGGTGAACGATTTCAGAGCATTAGTGAACGCATCTGCAGAACCTCCTGCAGCCACGTTCGCTTTTCTCCAAGCATCCAGCTCAGAGACATTCATCCGGACTTCTTTTGAGAGCTTGTCTAACTTATCGCCCTCATCAATGAAGTTTGTGAACATCATCTTGGCGCCGAACATGGCCGCCAAGGGACCGGCATATCCCTTTATCGCTGAGAAGACCTTTGAGGCCATTGAGTCGAGTTTTTGCAGGGCCTGAGATCCCTGTTTTGCTCCCTTCTCAATGTCTTTTCCAGCCTTTTGACCTGCTTGAGAAGCTTGCCTCATTGAAGCAGTAGCAGCGTCAGAATTATTTTTGACTGATTCGACTGCCGCAGCCGTTTGATCGCCAATCGGATTGCCCAGAAGTTCATCAAGATTGTCTCCGGCATCCGCAGACTTTTTGATCAAGAAATCGATCTTCTTTGAGAGACTATCGAAAAACTCAATGATCCCATCGGCATTTAAACCAATGTCGATTAACAGACTGTCAGTTGTTTTTGCCATTTTCTAATCCGATTTATTTGCAAGCCACGCGTTGTAGTTTTTGACTAGAAGGATCTCATCGAGCTGGTACGCTTCTTCAAGCGTGATCGTTGTCTGCAACTCCGTGAGGGTTGCCATTCCTCCGGATATAAGCCGGGAGAACAAAGGCGGGAAGTTGCTAACTTGGGCAACTCCCCGAACCTTCGCGCAATCTGCTAGGAACTCGGCTCTACGTGGGAGAACAGTTTCCCGAAATTTTGAAAAAAACTGAAGTTCACCTTCAGGGATTCAACACGAAGGCGGATCAAAGTCATCGGGTTACTAATGTAGCCGTCGGCATCGTCATACGAAAATTGACGCTCATTGTTGCCATCAATCTTGTACACACATGTCAGAAGCTCATCTAGGAGGGCCTTCGCTTCCATGTGAGGGACGGATGCCAGCGCCCTAATAATTTCTTTATACGAAACAGAGGCGTCTAAATCGAGGTTTTTTCCTGTCAAAAGGAGAATCCGGATTAAGAGGTCTTCTGATTTCGTTGCTGGGAACGGGTAAATTTTGAACGTCAGCTGCTTATCGCCGTCTGTTGTTTTGAAGATAACCGGCTCTCTCATTTAGATGCGCTCCATAGATTCGAAGTGGAATACCCAGGTCGTGGCAGCCAAGACTTTATTAAGTCCGGGCATGGGGTTTGCTGTCTGCAATACACCGTTGGAGAACTGGTAGGTCTTGCCAATTGATGGAATCTTGATTGTCAGATTGCAAACGTAAAGCTGTTTATTTGAGCTCATAGCCTCAAACAGCGTTGTAAATGCGGCCGCTGTCGGAGAGTTTGCTTCAAGCGTGATTGTGACTGGATAAATATTCGGTGTGACTCCGGCGGCCATACGACCGTCAACACCCATTCGGGTCTCGGCAACCTGCTGGGAATCGGCAACAATAGCCGCATCTGTGGAGAATCTTTCCAGTTTCAGACCGTTCGGGTAAAGCTCTTCAATCGTCATCACTGCTGACGCATTGGCGGATGTGATGTCAAAGTTTTGTACGGGCATTTTTATTCATTCCTAAATGAAAAACCCGCCATCACGACGGGTCTTTGCTGTTGTGAAATTTTGATTACATTACGGCTGTCAAAGGCATCTCAATTCGTTGGATGCTGCCAGCATAGGTGTACCAAAGTCCCAAACGAGGGCTTCCTCGCTGGGTTCTCACATTTGCCGACGGAGATTCAATGAGGTACCAATAACCTTTTGAGTAGAGATCCTGCTTGATCGTTGAGTTGTTGGTTTCTGTCAACAATTGCTGAATCTGGGAGTTGGACAATGCCAGCCCTGTATCAATCACGCCATTACGTTTGGCATCGTTGATGGGATCAAGCAACCACGCCTCAACATAAGCAAAGCCAATAGCGTTGTAGGGAGCGCGATTGATAGCCGCGAACCCGTCCATAATCTGCCGCTGAATTCGTGCTTTGAACCAAATCATGCCGTACAGGGCATCAATCCATTGATAGATTCCGGAGAGCAAGCAACCACGGTTGATAAAGTCAAACTCTGCATTGCGTGTTGCAAATGCTCCGACATAGTTGACCTTGAGATCATCCAAGGCTTCGGCCACTTCGTCGCTGAGAACGGAAGCCTTAATTCCGGAAGCAGATTTTGCGAACCACGTCTTAATACCCTGAATTGCAGACCAATCTATTGAGGCACCAACTGCAAGGAAGGCCGCGGCATCCTGAGCGGTACCGTAAACCATCGCCAAACAGTTGTAGTTGTTCTCCGCTAATTGGGCGGCTTTCGTTGTGGACTGGGTAGATTGATCAAGCATCTTTGTGTCTGTTGACCAATCAAAGTACACGTAGTCATCATCAATGTCGGCCCAAGCCGCTAAAGCGGAAGCCTCAGCAACCTCTGTTGCATACAAGGTTGTGAATCCGACCCAGTTGCGAGAAACAGAAGTCACAAGATTCATGTTCTGAGCAGGTGTCAGAGCATCGGAACCTTGAGAGAGAACGGCGCCGGAATCCTCAGTCAATCCAAGTAATGCGGAAACATCCGTTCCTGTTGTCGCTTTTGTAGCGAAGGAGATTGAAGCGGTATCGCCTGTCTCTGTGGTGGTCAGGATGATGGCATTTTGAACAGAGTTAAAGGCGCCGGAAACCGCGCCTACTGCAGAAGCCAGCTCAGTGGCAACGTCACTGAAAGACTTAGCCGTGGAGAAGTCGAGGTTCACGACTTCTTTTTCTGTGCCATTGACCGAAATTGTCAAGGATCCTGTCTTGATTGCTGTCAGTTCGGAAAGTTGAGCAGTGATCGGAGCTGACTTAATCCAAGCGGCGGAATCCGCATTGATTCTTCGGGCCACAAAAAGACGGTTAATTGCCTTTTGCTGATTGTTCACTCCGGAGAAGTACTGATTAGCAAAGTCAGCCTCAGGGGACTCGGCACCAAAATAATTCCCGACAGCGGCGGCGGTCACAAATTCCAGTGCCGGAGAATCTGCAGGAATCAGAGCATTCTGGGTCAGCAGCAGACCGTTTGTTTCAAGATCGGCGCTCCCAGCGCTTATCACTCTCGGAGTGATAGAAACGAGTCGCGATGCATTGATTGACATATTTTTCCTCAAAATAAAAAAGCGCCAGATGGCGCCGACGATAATTTTTATGGAGCGGCTATGAGCCACACCAGAAACTCATCTATTTGAAAATATCCTTTACAGCCTTAATCGCTTTCGCAATCACCCAAACTGCGAACCCGTAACCGATTAGGTAAACAGGAAGAGCTGCATACAAAGGAACGGCAGTGACCATGGTTAGGGCCTCCGCTAGGTCGTGTAAAATGTTCATATTGACTGATTCCCTTGCAATCAGTTAACTCAAACCCCGCTCAGCTACCAACTGATCGGGGCTATTTTTTTCATAGAATTCTTATTCTTAGGACTGACATCTTGACCGGCTCTTCGGGCCGTTCTAAAATCTCACCTATAGCTAGAGATTGTTCTGTTGACCGGTGTAAACCTTTCACCGAGCCCTTAGGTGGCGGTAATAGCACAGCGTCTCTGGCTTTTCTTTTTCTCATTTCAATTTCAAAAGAAGCCTTTTTCTTATCAAACCATCGGTTTCCTTCGGTGTTGACGTTGTACGCATGGAAGTCAGTGCTTGACGTTTCTCCTATATCGACAGCCACTGTTTTTTTAATGCCATTAACCCTTACGTTTTTCATTTTTGTATGAAAGGCCACTTGCGGAGTATGGTTGACAGCCTCTTTCCTCCCGAAGTAGGAGCCTTTTTCTATTACTTCTGGAACAAAAGGAAGAACCTCTAGTATTTCTCGTAGGTGCCCGGAAAATTTCTTAAATTCCTTTCTCCCTTTGCCATCGAAAACGACAGAAACTGTTTGCTTCTTCCCAGATATCTCCACCTCAGTGCTAACCGAACCTCCTCGCAGTTCATTGTCGTAATAGAGGACGATAGCTTTAGCGGGATTACCTCCGGCCTTTTGCAAGTAACTATGAATATCCTTTGACGGCGGACTCTCAATGAGATTTTTCCCCGATTTCGGATAGGACTGCTGGCTTTCTACCTTCTTTCCTACTTTCCCTTCCAGTTTGCCATTCTTACCGACTGGTATATGAGTGCCATTCACCGTTATCCACTTTGCAGCATCCTGAGCATCACCAGGGTTTGTTGCGTAAGTTCTCCCAAGCCCATACATTAGTCCAAGCTTGAATGCACGCCCAAGTTTGAAAGCAAGTTGCGCGTTCATTGCTTTTCCTTCGGCGGGTAGCTCACATCAACGTTTTTCAGGTCCACATCAACCGCACTAAAGAATCCCATCGACACCTTGATCTGGCTCTGCATGCTGAGGTGAATCATCAGCGTGGATCTCCGGACATAGTTATCGGAGTCTCCGATAATGGTTGTGTCTCTCGGATCATCCGCATGAAGCAGGCTGATTCCTCTATCAACGAAGAACTTCACGCCGACCTGAGACCTGCATACGGTCTCCAAGGCCTGAGCCCTCAGCATCGCATTCATGCCGTCCGAGCCGTTTAATGTCGAGGCGTAGCAATCGACCTGAACCAAAACCTCTGTAGTCGTTGAGAGGTAAACATTGTCATCGGTTTGGTCCTTCTCCCAATCCTCAGCACTCGTTCCATGGCGGACGCTTGAGATGTAGGAATAGATGACGTAATCGTTTCCTTCAGGAGGCAAAGCTAGATTATTTTGGTTCCCGTAGAAGATGTTTTCCGGCGCCACAGCCGGAACTGCAAATATCTCAAGAAACTCCTGGATTGCTGTCCGGATGTTCGGGGTCAGGTTTTGTGCTTTCATCTTCATCTTCCGCGATATTCAACTTCTGAGGCGTGGTTTGGAGTGTGCAGCGGACCGCCTCCCAACCGGCATCGGAAAAATCTTCAATCACCGCAGTGATCAGCCACTGGCCTCCCTTGGAGTCTTCGACATAATCTCCCGACCTCGCTAATGGCCTATAGATTGCCCAAGGTCGCTGCTTCTGGTCGCTCGATGCGAAGAGATACAGGCGCCGGATGATGGTGTTCTGTCCGGCTAAGTTGGCATGATCCAACGCGCTATCGCCTTCGCTTTGAAAATTCCCTTGAATCTCCTCTGCTGGTGCGTAATACGCTTGGACAATCCCTCCTACATTCTTTTGACCGACCGATCGATACAGCTTGAAGGTTTCGTCAGCATAGTTGGCGTTTATTGCCTGACGGACAATTGCATGTAGGTTGAGAGACATTAGGAAACCTTCCAAGTTATTGAGCTTTGCAGGACGCCACTCAGCGTCAAAGGCTTCGTGGTCATCACGTTATTAGGCAGAGTGCCTTTCCCTTTAGCTTTCTTGGCCTTGTCCATTTCTCCTCTTGCCTGCATCAGTGCCATCGTTAGCTCTGATCGTTTAGGAAATGAACCAGCAGGAATACCTGCTTCTCGAATCGTTTGCTTGATGTCATCGGTAGCCATTTGCCCCATGACGCCTAACGAATGCGTTATGTCGAACGTTTTTAGGAAGCGGGACCTAAATTTCTCCTGCCAATCCATTCGTTTTTGAGCGTATGTGGCTCTCATAAACGGACGCGGAGGCATGTACAGGGTCGTGAATTTGCTGTTCGGAGGAAGTCCTAGCTGGGCTGACAGATAGTGTCCTTGCTTACTCGTCACTGATTGGGGCCACCCATATTCCAAATACATCCCAATGGTGGCAATGTCCGGAATCATTATTCCGACCTCTAGTTTTTTATTGCTATCGGCCTTGAGTTTCTCTGACAGCTTTTTGAACGCATTGTTAGATGTGATTTTGATGCCCATCATCATCCCCACGGATGGTAATTGTTTCCCGGATAAACTCGGCCGCCGATTCGGTATTTGGCAGTCAGCGTCCAGTACATGGCGCCGCATTGTGTTTGAGCCCACCAATCTCCGACAAAAGTATTCGTTTTCAGAAGATCAAAGCTGGTACTCACACTTCCCTGCGTAGCACTAGCAATCCTGCCAACCTGACCGTTCGGCTGCTGGCTGAGTGTCAGCAGGTGGCAGGTTGCAAGATCAAGAAGGCGCTCCCTTGTATAGATCTTGTTGTCCGGATCATAGGGAGCAAAGCTGTCGGCGTCCGTATTCCCCACGAACTCCACCGCCACATCAAAGTAGAACTGAAGAGTTTCGTCCGGGAATTTAACTTCATCCGAAAACGCAGGATGAAGGATTCGAAATTTTTCAGGATCAAAGACGACGACAGCCATTTTGTTAACCTTCTTCGTTCTTAACTTCTTCAACGTTGACCGATTCAGGATCGATCGGATTGAGGCCGTGGGACGCTTCTTTTAACTCGTCCTCGCGGCCTCTGAATTCTTGAACTGATTTCATCTCAAGCAGGCACGGAATACCGCCATTCACGCCTGTGAATACAGCCTCCTGACCATGCATGCTCTTGATGTTTTCCCAGTCCTCTTTATCGATCTGGAATGCGACAGAGTTTCCCTTGCCCAGCAGGATCCCGTCACGTTTTCCTCTAAGCGAATCATTTACGCCCGGAAAAACGATCGTTTTTGTTCCGCCATTGCCATTCGGCACATCATCAAATTTGAGGCCGTGTGCCAGAGTGCAAGCAATGATCACCGTGGACTGAGTTTTAGCAGTGCTCTTCTTCTGGGTATTGCTGAAATTGTCTGCGACAACCTTTCCGGATGTTGCTTTCTGAGTTGTGTTTGTACGAGCCATTATTTCAATCTCCTAAGAAAGAGGCCCGAGAGATCGGGCCTCCGTAGCTGGTTAGTTCAGGTTAGATGCCGAGCATCGTGGCAACGAGGCTGGGACGACGAATAACAGCGCCCCAAGTTCCGCCAACGACCTTTTGCTTGTAGCTTGACATTTCCGGAACCACACGACCCAAGAAATACTTCTCAGAGAATGCGCAGATACCAGTCTCAATGCCAAACAGGTCAGGAACAGTCATGTACAGCATTTCACCAGCCGTTGTAGTCAGCTCAGGAAGCTGAACAACCTCGATGTTGGGGAATGACTGCTTGAGCATAGTCATAGCCGTAAGACCGAAGGAGTTCGGCTCGGTCAGGTAAGGAGCTCTGGTGTTGCTGACAGCGAGAATGATGCGGGAGTTCTGATCAACCAAACCGCCGTTATTCTTGCTAATTTCAGCCCAAAGCTTGTTAATGTCGTTATAGACAATGTTGGCAGTCTTCTCAGGCTGTGCAGCGCACTTTGCTGTCCACGTAGAGTTAGCGGTAGATCCCGTGGTGATGGAGATCGGAGAAATCGAAGCGTTCAGGTTCGGGTCATTTAACAGACCGTAGACCTTCTTACCTTCGACACCATAAAGCGCAAACTTGTTGTGAGCCATCGCCATAACGTAGGCAGAGGCCTGTTGTTTAGAAGAAACAACATTCAACTTGGCCTTAGCCGCAAGACCCACCTCACGATCACCATACTTGATGACAGTTTGGAACAAGAAGTTTTCGCGAGTCGGGTACTCCACGTTCACATCTGTAGAGACGTTCTCCGCGAAGTCAGAGTAAGGAGTCACATTGCCCGCATACTCTTCGACCGGGAAGGTGAAGAAGTTATCTGTCCAGTCACCCTTTCTTTCTTCGCCGAAAATCTTTGTAGCGTTCTGGGCGGCAAACAGGATGGGGACGACCTGCGGGTCAATGAATGTCGTGAAGACTGACGGGACGCCGACAGACACAGGAGTCTGCAATGCAGCATCTCGAGCCATTGCCTTAACCGTTGCATCGTAATCGACGTTGATCTTACCTTTGGCGTCTGTGGAATAGGACATGAATCCTTTTGCTTCCACACCATGCACGCCTTTTTGCTTTGCTAATTCAAAATCGTTCATTTTTTACCTCAGATTAGGATCCACTCGCGGCAGGCTGATAACCGAGGCCGTGATTGGAAATGATGATCGTGTCGCCTTTTGCGCCAGCCGTCTGAACCGTCCAACCAGTGTCATTTGCGGCGCCGGCATCACCAAACGTGATGGCGCCGGTAGTCGGATCACAGAGAACAGCTTGACCGAGAGTTGCGGCCGCAGGTGCGACGATGTAGTAATCGCCTCTCACTGCAATCGTCAGTTCAGATCCTTTCGGATAAATGTCCGGAGTATCTGTGCCCAGCTCGATGGACGCCGTGAACGTGCGCTCAACAAAACCGATCGGTTTGGCCCCTGCAGAGCCCTTCAAGGATGCGATTGGGAATTTCACGGCTGTTCCGGTTGGGGAGGCGGCTACAGCAAACGCAAAACCACCGCATTGGACAGTACCGTCAGACAAGTAGTTCTGAGGCGTGTAGACGGCCTGATTGAATGCAACCTGCTGTCCCGGAATACCGATAGCAGGATAGAGACCTACAGATTTTTGAAGCATCAAAAAATCTCCTATTTATTTAACATTGTTCAAAATTGCGCTGACGGCAGTCGGCTTCTCGGTCACCTTGGCGCCGGAGTCTTTCGCACCAGCTAAGGCCTTTCGACCCTGCATGTAGGCGCGATACGCAGAACGAGCTTCGGATGCGGGGATGTTTTTCAAACCGAGTTTCTTGAGTGCTGCCACATAGATGGAACCTGCGGAGTCATAGGATCCGGCACGGATAACACCTAACACCGGCTTGACTTCTTCGATTGCGGCCAGTTCAGAGTAGATGGCGTTTCGGAGAATCTTCATGGAGTCAGAGGCAGAACTCTTTTCTTCTTTGCCATCATCAGGTTTCGGATCTTCATCTTGTGCGCCTTCATCTTTCTTCTGGGCGTAATTCAATCCGGCAGCAAAAGCCTTCTTCTCTTCTTCAGAAGCTTCATCAAGACCACAGGATTTCAATGCATCTTCCGCTTCTTTTTCGAGATAGCGTTCTTCGCCTTCGCGTTCGTGATCAGAATCGATGCGTTTAGGATCGTCCTTTTCACGTTTTTCGCCGTAGAGAACGCCAGCTTCAAAACCAGCCTTGAAGTTCGGATCCTTCATCTTTTCATCAAGTTCCGGATCGTCGTCCTGGGCCTCTTTTTGTTCATCGGGCTTAGGATCTTCGTCTCCTGTAGCCTGAGAGTAAGCCAGGTCAGACAGAGTGGTCTTAAGCTTTTCAGCTTCTTCGTCCGTCAGGCCTTTTGCCTTCAGTCCTTCGATGATTTTTTGAATCATCGCGTCTTTGTCATCATCTTGAGCGCCGTCAACGATTTTTCCGTTAGGATCAACGGAATGCAAATCGATAATCGCCTTTGCTAACGTCACTTCAGCCTGCTCAACAGCGTCATCTTTTTCCATATTGAGAAAGTCCTTATTAGAATCGCGAACTCTTACCTCAGGCCCAGCGCGCCCAGTTTCAACAAGCGCAAGATGGTTCGCTCTGATCTTGCGTTGCACATAGTCGTATTTCTCTCCATCAGGTGTCTCACCCGGCGAGAAGTCGGGCTCGAACGTGTACGCAAGACTCAACTCACGCATTGAACCGTCTTCGATCCTGCTGCGTGCGTCCTTGTCGTAAATGTGCAGAGAGTTAACTAAAAACGGAGCCTCAAAAGCTCCGTCCGTTCCGGTAGTGCCGACCCGAGTTTGTTTGTTCTCGGGGGCTCCGTGATCATCGTGATGCTCAAGATGAATCGGGATACCGTTAATTGATTGAATCGTTTCGGGAGAGCTGAGTTCTTCGGGCGGTCGATAGGCGTGATAAATCTTCTCCGGATCAAGTCCGAGCTCTCGCCAGCCAGCGATTTCTTTTCCGTAATACGGAGCAACTTGAACACGCGTCAGCGGAGATTTTTCGACATGAAGGAATCCATTGTCATCTACGGTTCTGACGCTTGTAGAGTCAAGTGCAACACTTCTGCTTTCTTTACTTGTTTCCACTTCTTCTGCTCCTAGCCCATAAATTCAAAATCTCCTAAACCGTTTCTTCTTCACGGGCTAAAATATCGACAAGTCGAAATAAGCCTCTTCCGTACTCCTGGATTTTGATTTCAGACCGGTACGGATTGAGGCTTTTTCGCTTTTGATTAATCAGGTAACACGGCCCTGAATTGGCACCTGCAAAAATAAAGTTCTCCTGGCATCACATTTCTTCCGACTTCTTTGTCGTACATGCCCTTAGACAAATCAAACTCTTTTCCATTCATTTCGATGTGACTCTCTCGGCTTGTGTACTTGCCGGGGACGTGAATCCAAATTCCGCGAGTGACACCGAGACCTTTGCAATTAGCCTGCTGAATCTGCTGATTCAGTTTTAGCGTTTGGTCAATTGCCACACGCTGAGCTCGTTGAGCCGTGAATGAAGAAGATCGTCCAAGGGCCTCGACAATCTGCGAGTAGGTCCCGTGACCTTCATACGCATCCATAAAAGCACCACGGATATTTGCAAGCTCGGATGTTGTGATGTTGCTGATGAGACTTGTCGTGTCGGCGACCATACGCGGAAGCTCATTCACTGCCTGTGGTGTAATGAAAAAGTGCTTCCGCGTCTGCCTCATCTCGTAGGCAAAAACCGAAGCCGGAACTCCTGCAGCCAGCAGTGATGCTTTCTGAGCCGTTGAGACATCAGTAGCGAGATTCTTCACGTACCATTCCGCGATCTGACGCGTTTCCCGATCTGCGGTTTTCATCCAGTTACCCATGTTGCGGGCGATGAAGTCATCAACATTGCGACGGAATCGATCAGGATCACGAAGAACCAAGCGGTTGATTCGTTCCTTGATATTCCGAAGCCGTGCGCGATCGAGAGGATCATCCGGACGGAACGTTAAGGAAGCGTCCTCGGTCAATCCTCCAGCATCAGACAGATAAAGAAGTATCTCGTTGAGAATCCTATTTCTGAAGGACTTCAAGAAGGTGTCGAGCTTCCTTTTGAACTTCGCTTGTCTGCCTAGATTCGGCTGAACGGCACGAGCAGTCTTCATTAGAAAATCTCTCCAGCTTTGTCTTCATCAGTCTTCGGCGCCGGCGCCACGTTCTCAGCCGATCGCTGTTTCAGGAAGTTGTTCATCAGCTCATTCTGCTGACTGGGATCGTCCGTCATGAGCTCCCCTTCCATTCCTTCAGGCAATTCCTCAGGAATGAAATCGAGACCCATATCCGAATCACGACGAACAAACTCACGAACCTCTTCAGCGCTCAGAACATTGCGATCCTGCAACACAGCCAACATGTCGACCTTTGTCTTAGCTGTGATTGCTGTAGCAGCGGCATCAGCTTCTCCAAGCTCATTGAACTTGAATGTAACGGACGGATCAACATGACCAAATTCGACAAGCTGAATGGCCTTCAAGACGGTTTGTATTGCGTCTCGATTGAGCTCCTGCTTCGACTTGATATGGTCGTAATAGTTCCGGATGTCACTCTGTCCGGTCGCGTTGAAACCACTCGGAGAGATTCCGAGGAGCTTGACCGCCGGCGTTCGGTTGATAGCCGCAATGAATTCCAATGCCTGCCGGATGATGCCTTCAACTCCTGAGATCGTCAGAGTGATGTTCTGCAGATCCTCCGAAGAGTCACATGCAAAAATGGCCTCATTCGAACGGTAACGCTGTAGAAGCATCATCTTCGCGTCTAACTGCTCAATCCCGCCAGCCTCAAAAGCCTCAGCGAAATTTGTTTTGAATACCGTGAGGTTGAGTTTCTCCAGAATGCTGACCCCTGTTTCCCGGGCTTTGTTCCAGTGGAGAACGTAATCCCAAAGGATCTGAGCCTGTGGGATTCCAAGGAAGTTATAGGCAGGCCTCAGAAGCAGCGGAGGTTCATTGTCAACTAGTCGAATAAGACGAGATGCATGCACCTCTTGGCCAAGAACGAACCAAGATCTCGGCTTCAAATAATCGTCTTTGAGCGGCTGGCTGGCGTTGTAAAATCCCGGCGAGACATTGACCGGATCAATAACGATAAATTTGATCGCCTTATCCTCGCCCACTAGCTCGGCTGACTTGTCGGAATAATTGAGAGGAAGCTTTAGCGCTTCTCCTTCAACTCCTGTGTCAACGAAAATGAAACATCCTCCCATGAAACCAACAATGCTCAGAGCTTCATTAAAGAGCTTCCTCAGTCGATATTTGTTCTCCTGAAGATCTTGTAGCTTCTTTACGTTGTCTGCCGATTCGTCTTCTCCGCCCTCGACCTGAATCCATTCCCGGCACATATCATCTGCAACGGTCTGAATGCAGGTGCGGATCATGCCGTTCTGGGCGATATTCTGCAGGACGCCGTAGCCGACGAATGAAGTCATCGGGAACTGGCCTAAATCCAAAGCGTGCTGTGTCAGTGAGGCATAGTACGCATTGAAACTCGAGCCAATCGCGGCATCATTTGTAAAACGAGACTCTTCTTTCTCCGGCTCTTTTGTGTTCAAGGTAATCGGAGGATAAAAGAGCGTTTTGGCCTCTTCGGTTGAGAACGATCTTCTAGGAGGCACGAAGCGAGAGCTTACCGCATCGATGATCTTTTGATTGATCTTTCGGCGTTTGTTTTCGTCTAGTTGATTCATGATTTTCAAAATCTAAAACGTGCCTGCTGCATCTGCTCTCGGGTCAAAATGACGCCTGAGCCGTTGCGGAAATAGTTCAATGCCTGAGTTGTGCTATCTACCTGGTCATCGTGAGAACCCGCAGGAAACTCAAGCAACTCACTGACGTAATGCGGCACCCAAGGCGCTTCAGTGTCTTCCGGAATAAAAACATTCCCTGCCTCGAAGTAAGGAGTGACGGACGATGCCCTTGCCTCCTTTGATTCGGTGGGCGTTATCGGAACAAACCCAGAAACCGTAGATTTCAGCTCTGAAATAACCGCCGAGCCGTTAGCTTTGTCTTCAACCAGTTTCCGGACAACACGCGGCCACTTTTGTGCAAGAACGCGGACCATCTCTTTTGTCTTCACAAAATCCCATTGGCCTCGTACTTGATCAAGCAGGTAAAAATTCGGACCTTTTTTGCCCCAAACCTGACCGACCACATAGTCGGAGTTTTTGGAATCCTTGAACGTCATATCCCACGACATGAGCGTATGGTCAAACTCGGGAGGCAGGCTTGATGCTGTCCATCGTCTAAACCATTCAAGTTTGAACAAAGCTCCGCCATCGGGCACTGGATGCTGCTGATACAGAGCCTCCCAATCTCGACTGCCTATCGTTTTCTGGATCTGCAGCAGAGTTGAGAGCGGATAACGCTCAGGATGCAGAGCTTCCCCAGCTTTGCGGTGTAATTCGTCATGCTCGGCGATAGCCGGATAATTTACGATCCGGAATGTATCGCCCTCTCCCATCCTCTGGATCAGTCGACCAATCAGATCGTCTGTGTGCCAACGGGTGGCCATTACGATGACTCCACCTCCGGGAGACAGTCGGGTGTAGGCGGTAGATGTGTACCAGTCCCAAATGGAGTCTCGGATAGTCTTAGAACCTGCTTGAGCTCGGTCTTTAATCGGGTCGTCGATAATCAAAATATCGGCACCCTGACCCGTTATACCGCCACCCACACCGCAAGAACGATAGGCGCCGGCATGACCAACAATCTCGAAGAGGTCAGAGGTTCTTATATACGATCCTCGGGAGTCGGTACGCACTCTCGAATTGCTGAGCCGAGTATTCGGGAACAGCTCAAAGTATTTCTCATCATCTATTACGCGTTGAACATCTCTGTTGAAGCGCTGTGATAGGTCTGAAGAATACGATGTTGCGATGATTTGAAGTTCTGGATTTCTCCCAAGAGCAAAAGCCGGAAAGCGCCTAGAAACAAGCTCACTCTTCCCGGATCTCGGAGGCATCGTGATAATTAGCCGAGGAGACTTTTTATCTGCCACGTCCTGCAGAAACCTGTCCAGCTCATCACAAATTTCTTTGTGTACCCAGCCGAGCAGGTAGTCAGGTTTTGTGTGCAGTGTGAAAAAAGACAGGCCCTTACGGGCCTTAGCTAGTCTGATCTCCTGTATCGTTGGAAGCCGCATTCACAATACCCTCCAGCGCGTCTAACTGTTCCAAGGTGAGCTTGCTTAGATCCAGCTGGTTAACCTTATCGACCTTGACCGGTTCACCGTCTTTTCCAGTGATCTCCTTCCTGTCAGTCTCTTTCCACCCACAGCGACTCTTCATGTAAAAAATGGTCGCTGCCGGATTGCCCTCCCTAATGAGGGACATTAGTTTTCCGCCCACAAAGGCGTTTGCCTTAGCCTTTCCCTTTTTTATGGCGGTGGCAAAATTGGCAAAATCTTTTTTTCGATTTCTCAAGGTCCGATAACTGATCCCGAGCGCGAGAGCGATCTCTTCCTCGTTGTCACAAACCTGAGCCAGTTGTTCAACCTTCTCTAAGTCAATCTGAATGCGTGGACGAGTCCGCTTCTTTTGAACTTTTTCTTCCATGCCATCATCCTGCCTCTAGTTAACTGGTCATATCGATGATCTTCTGAATTAAATCCTCGGGTCCGAAACTCTTAACGAAATCCTGAACCTGCTCTTTGTATTCGATCGGAATTGAGAGCGTCAGATTAAAGCTATCTGCCTCGGGCTCCTCTTTTTCCGGTTCTTCCTCTTCCTCAGCGAGTTCGGTAGTTCCACACAACAAAGCGTTCAACTCTTCGTCTGAGAAACCAGTGACCGGCGCCAAATCTGTATCCTGCAATTCCTGCAGCTCAATTCTCAGGAGATCAATATCCCAACCGGAATTAAGAGCAATTCGGTTATCTGCAAGGATGAAAGCCTTCTTCTGAGCTTCAGACAATCCGGTTAATTCAATTGTCGGTATTACCTTCAGCCCGAGTTTCTTAGCCGCCTTCAAGCGTCCATGTCCGGCAATAACTCCGCCCTGTTCATCAACCAGGATTGGATTGTTGAACCCAAATTCCTTGATCGAACTGGCGATTTGATTCACCTGTTCCTCAGAATGCGTCCGGGCATTGTTTGCATACGGAATCAGGTCATTGACCGGCCTGTAGAGAATTTTGAGTTCAGATTCTTTCATAGCTTAAAAAAGGTGCGCCCGACATCTTTCAGCCGAGCGCAACCCCAACCAACCCCAAGGAGATAGTTTGTTAAGGCGGTTTTCTCCGCCATTCTCGTCAGGAGAATTAGAAATCCAGCGGAGTGAGCATCGTTTCCATAAGAATGAAAAGCTAGGCTTGCTGGATGTTGTAAATGGCTCGGTGCTTAAGCCCACCGAGAGGCTGGCGGTTGTCGATAATCATTGAGGTCAATGAAACCGCTGAGATGTTAGCCGTCCGCCAGTTCTTTAATAATTCGATTTTGGAGTACGGGAGGACAATCGAAGATTGAGCGAACGGCCGAAAAACAAAAAGCCCCGAAATCGGAGCTCTTATGTAATCGATTGGCTTAATCATCGTATCCTCTTTTCTTTGGATACACGGGCTCCTCCGCAAGGAACCCGTTCAGATTAAGCCTATCGGCGCCTGAGTATCACAGGCTTGAAATTGTCTTATTGACGATACCACACCGAGACACCCATTGCAATAAATGCTATTTCTTAGCCGGTGCTTCCACTTCCTTTAATTCTCTATCCGGGAATCTCGTAACACTAACCACGCCCCTCCGGAGCAAGGAGGCAGAGGCTACGTCACTCAATGTCATATACGCGGCCAACCCAGAGTTAAACTTGGCATTCTTCACGTTATGCACTGGAATCGTTTCTTTCCCATCACTCAAGAAGAGACTTATGTAATCGATTCCGAGAGCCTGATTTGTATCGTTCTTAAAGACCAACCGTACCTTCACATCCTTCGGACCATAAATCGTGGCAGATCGCGATAACTCATCAATCTTGGTTTTTATGTCTTTTCCAATAAAAACATTCATGAACTGATTGTTTTGAGAGGAACCGATGCAAATCTCATTGGCATTGCAATCCTTCAGCCCAATACCGCCCACTTTAAATGGGAGTTCAAACTGGGCGAAAGTGTCTATCCCGCTTCCTCTCTTGCACCCCAAATAAGTGGCATTTGGGAAAACGTAGTTAATTTTTTGCTTGGCCTCTAAGACAGAAGAACTTTCTAAGTCGCTCTTGTACTCTTTGCATGCCGGAACTTCAATATCCAATCGGGCATTCTTAATGACCGGAGCGCCAAAAACTTCAGAGTATGTGACTGGCATCGTGATTTCAGATTTGCATCCAGCCAATAGAAGTGCAGTCAGTCCAACTAGGACAGAAAGGGATTTATTCATTTTCGATCTCCTAGGGTTTGTATGTAATTTTTAAATTTTATCAGGGCAAGTTGAGAAATAATCCGGCGAATATCCCATCTTTACCTGAGACATTCGCACTGTTTTCCCTTATTGTTTTTCTGCTTTATCCTTTGCCGCTTCATAAGCTCTTAGCCTAAGGGCAAAGATAATCAAAGATTCTTTGATCCAACCTTCTAGTTTTACATCCTTTACCTTCCAGATTTTCCGTCCAGCTCTACGCAGAGCATAGTTATTGGAAAATACATAAAGGAGGATGATGTTCTTCGCCGTCTTAACGGTTAGCCCTCCCTCACCAATAGTAAAAAAATCGGCACCCGGTACATCCAAGTATTGCCAAACCAAGTTGAGTAAATCCGCGTCTTTTTGGTCAACCTTCATCGCAAAATCTTCTGAGCGATCATCCGGACCAGAATAATCCTCAGAAAAATCAGTCTTATTTCTCGTCAATGCGAGGGCTTTCTCTACTGCGTAGGCAATCGAGACGTTTTTAACAACACGATCACGGTACGCCCGGCGCCAGTTATCCAAACGAGGCCTGAGATCATCAATGAGTTTTTGTTCTGTTTCTGTCATCCAAGAGTCCTCACGTAGCTAAACATGCAGTAGAGATAAATAATCCCGATGGCCGAGAGCCCAAAGAAATCCAACTTTTTCCTGAGCTTGTCGCGGTGCTCCAAAAAATCCGCAATCTTCTTAGCGACCCAAAGAAGGGCGTAGATTGCCATCACAGAATTGATCCACCAGAAAACAAATGCTTCAACGTTAAAATGCCTGAACATTCCAGCCCCCACCCTCTTTCTTTGGTCTCGGTGTGACGATAAACAACGGAATCGGACACTCATCAGCACAGACTTTGCATTTAACTTTTGCGTCGTCAGCGAAGATTTTTAGAGAGCCCTTGACCTCGTGCAGCTCAAGCGTTTTATCTGGACGCATGACAAGAAAATCAGGCGTATACGAGCATCGGTTTGAGGCAATCTTCCACGTGAAGCGCTCGAACCAGTATTTGAGGATTAACCCAGCGTTTTTCTGTTGTTCTAAGTGGTCTCGATAGGCGGCCTCGGTCCGGTTCATTTCTCCTACTTTTAACCTGCCCTTTGCTTGTAAAAACCTTTTCATTTATCCCTCCTGATTGAGTTTGTGTTGTTTGGTTGAATTCTTTAATGCTGTTTCCAGAACATTAGAGTTCCGTTGAGCGATGATCTGAGCGTGTGAAGGCCAACGCTCAAACTGCGAGAAGAAGTCTCTCCTGCGTTGAATTTGCTCGTCTCCTGCCTGCTCGAACACGGAGCATCGAGCAAACGAGACCGGATAGCACTCGATTCCGGCGCCTTTGTCCGGATGGTGACAGTAGATGTTCATGTCCCCAAAGGACTGTTTTGGAGGCAGATGCTTCTTCCCGTCAGGTCCTATCCAAAAGGCCTGAGCATGAATGCAGTAGAGGCAGCACCCGCTCATTCAGACTTCCTTCGGAAAGCACAAACGAAATCGACAGCAATAACCATCCCCAAAATCTTCAGGCTGTAATCAATGTTCGATCCTGAGTAGGCGAACCATGCAAAGTCGATAAGGCTTAAGACTCCACCGGATAGACCTACCAGAGCGAAGAAATTAAGGACATCAAAGTTCATTTCGTTCCCTGCCAAATAGCAACCGATCACACAGCATCCGAGCACGTACACGCAAAAATATCCAAAAACGTCCATGCTTTAACTCCTTTTTAACCGATCGGTTAATTTGGTTTCTTTACTGATCTGAAGCGCCGCCCTCACGAGTAGCCCAAACAGCACCAGATTGATGAACACCACCGGCGCCAGCAGGATCATCAGCAGTGTCCAGGCAGAATCACTCATAGTTCACCTCAATCGAAAAGATCAGCAGTAGCGGGTTTACGCATGGATGGCCCGGCAAAAAGCATTGGCACGCATTTAGATCGCACACGGTCATAAAGACGGTCGCCGAGTAGTTCAGCCAGCGCCTTGGGCCCGAGATTGCTCATTAGGATGGTCGGCTTGTTTGAAGTCACTCGATTGTCGAGAATGGAAAAGAGGATTCTCTTTTCAGCCTCGGAGCCTTTTTGAACACCGACTTCATCAATTACCAAAAGCTGAATCGAAGAAAAGAACTTCAGCGTTTCCTCTTCGTTTGTTGAAGCTCCAGCCTGGTATGTGCTGCGGACGGCCGAGAAGATTTCGCTTGCTTTGTAATACCTTGGATAAGAGAATGCGTACTCTTTGAGAAGCTCGATCATGATTGCGCAGGCAAGATGTGTCTTCCCAGTCCCGCAGCTTCCCAAAAACAGAAGTCCATATCCGCCTGCTTTTGCCTTCTCCCAGCCTTTAACAAAACGTCTTGCCAATTTGAAAGCGGCCTTTTGGCTGTCTGTCTCTTGAATGAAGGTTGAGAAGTCTTTGGTTTGATACTCAAGAGGCATACGGGTTTCTACAATTCTTTGCTTGCGGTTTCTCTCGGCTTCCTCTTTCCTTGCCTTCTCTTCATCAATAGCCCTTCGAGCTTCTTTGAGCTTAAAACATTCAGGACATTCGCTTACTTCCTTGATCTGTCCGCTTAACCAGACTTGATTTGCAAGGTATTCCCCGTGCAATGGGCACATTGTTTTAACTTGCCGTATTTCCAATTTTCCGAGAATGGTATTAACGGCTTTGAGATTTTTGGTTTCGGTGTTGTTCATAGTATTAAGTTCCCGTCTTTATCAAACTCGCACTGCTCCCGGTAGTACTCCTCAGTGAATCCGCCAGGAGGTTCGTACTCGAAGGACGGAGCGTTGTTGAATTGGTTCTGGCTCTTCTTCTCTCGCTTAGCTTTGTCATTGATGCAGAATGTTGTGAACGCCGCTTTGTAGTCTGCGTACTCAACATCCTTGGCTTTGCAGTAGGCGATCAGAGAATCAAACAGCGATTGCGGGTCTGGGACCCCGTACCGCTTGGCTATCGCCAAATAATCCTCCGGGATCTGATCTCCGTCTTTGAAGGGACATGGGATCTTTTCCTTCTTCTGCCGTTTGGCCTTTGTCTTCTTCTCAACAATTTCTGTTTTGGAAACAGTTGTCTTCTGCAGCGGGAGCTCTTGTTCAACAGGAACGGTTTTTAAAGGAGTCTCTTTTTCACACGCACGCCCCGCGAAAGTTTTGGTGGCTTCTGGATGGTGTCCGTGGGTGTGTATTTCCTTATCCTGTTCCTGGTCCTGCTCCTGTTCCTGAATGCAACATGGTTGCCCGTTGGTACGTGACATGGCATCCTTGATGGCATCAATTAAGTCATTAGGGATGGCATTTCTCATTCCTACAGAAAGGCCATCGACAAAGGTTTTCAGGCGTGCAACATGCTTGTCCAAGAGGTCGCATTCGGGCATCAGATCAATCAATTCGCACCATGACTTGAATGCATTAGGAGAAGAAGGCGCGTTGTACTTTAGGAAGTTATTTATGACAATTAGCCCTGCCTTCTCATCAGCATCAATCATGCCGTTTAAAGTGACTTCTTGGATGGCATGCGACATGGCATCTCGTTGCCAACCCAATTCGTCAGCAAGGTTTGAAACTCGTGTCCGGATAGTTCCTATCTGCGTGGTATCTGGATGAGTCAGGAGCAAAATAAAGGCAAGTTTGCCGTTATCCGAAAGCTCCCTGAACTTCCTGTCATTCCACATTCGGACGTCTATTTTTCTATAGCGAGCCATAGCGACTCCCAGTTAGTTGGCGACAGCGTGTTTAATCACCGGAATGCGTTTGAATTTTTTCTGCAAGAACAAAAGGCGACCTTCTGGCATTCCAGACTTAAGCCATCCAGAAACGCTGGCCGGTTTAACTTCACAGATGTTTGCAACAGCTGTAGTTCCGCCTAAAGAATCAACGATTAGGCGGGCTGTCTGAGTATCGGTTTTTTTGCGCATAGCTAAATTTTTCCTAATTTTTGCCTTATTAAATTATAAGGTTTTCCGAATTACTTAATCAATGCGCCTAATTATTTTTCTTTAAAATGTATTAGGAAAACCTAATAAAGAAAGGGTTACTCAAATGAACGAAAAAACAACATTGGCAGAGCGTTTAACCTTGGCGTTGAGTGATTCCGGATTAAAGAAAAGTGACATCGCTAGGTTATGTTTTATCTCCCCGGCATCTGTATCAGATTGGTTTTCCGGTAAGTCAAAAAGCATCAAGTCCATTTACCTTCCCAAAGTTGCCAAGGTTCTTGGCGTCTCCTCGACATGGCTTGCGACTGGGAACGGTCCCATGAAATCCCCAAACGTACTGGTGACAGAGGATGTGTGTGATGACGATGATTGGGTAGAGATTCCTGAGTACAAAATCCGATTTGCGGCAGGTTTCGAACAAAACTCCACATTGGAAGAACTGGCTTCTGAATACAAAGCTGCTTATCGTCGTTCATGGTTCCAGAGAAAGCACGTCAATCCAGAAGACTGCAAGCGCTTCAAAGTAAAAGGAGATTCCATGGAACCTCTTTTGCTAGACCATGATGTTGTCTTAGTTGATTGCTCCAAAACTGAGATCATCGATGGCCGAATCTATGCCTTTGTTTTTGGGGATGCTTTAAGAGTAAAGCGGCTTTATAGAAAAATCGACGGCTCGATAATGGTGCATTCAGAAAATCCAAACTTTCCGGATGAAACCATTAAGCCAGCAGACACTGAGCAAGTTCAAATTATCGGAGAAGTCATTGAAAGATCTGGATCAGTTTGATAAAGATTTAGGAGAAGAAAAATGCTTTTCTGTGAACGAGGCATCCGTGCTCCCGAACGCCTTTATTCTTTAAATAAATTTTATGTGATACCGTCTGAAGCAGAGAAAAAATGGAAACTCATGGGTATATACGTACCCATATTTTTCTTTTTCATATCTCACGCTAAGGCGGGCATGTCGGCAGAGATCTTGAATCAAACTGCGACTTTATTATGTGAAGCCTTGTTCAAGAAGAAATACAAAAGAAGCTTTTTCTTCTTCAAAAAACTTATCGAAGACCCTTTTGAAGATTATTGGGATGAAGTCATTGGCATAGCATTTTCAGCAGTTTGGCAACAAGCGAAATGGGGCGACTTCATGGAAAAGGGATACAGCATGTCATGGCACCTGGGCAGACAATTTGAATATATGTCGGTTTTGAACTTTCGCCCAAATTTCCTTAGATCTAGGTTAGAAGTCGATGAGGAATTGACAAGAATTTATCAGTCCGAGTGCAAAAAGGAAAAAGAAATTTCAGCCCTTGCGTGGAGGCTATCTCGGATGCCTGCTTCAGAAAGAGAGAAGCTGTTGCAACGAAGATACCAATAACTCACCCAAAAGAGAAGGACAGCCGAAGGTTCGGGGCTTTGTGCGACACATATCAACGCAAGGACATTTATAAAAGAATTTAGGAGGCAAAATGTCTCAGTACGATGTTCCAGAAAACGATGCAAGAGAAATAATGCTACTGCCAAAGGAGGGAGAACCAAATGACTGGATTGCAAATGATGGCTCGGAGAATGTTATTTCAATGGCTTTCCCTGCCGTTGTTACTAAGGGTCCTCCGTTATCTGGACTGAAGGTTGTTTTTGATTACAAATACCCTCGCGACATTCCTGGCGAAAGGATACGAGCAACACTCTTTCAAGAAACAGGTAAAAAGAGACAACGAATGCGGCAGCGCGTCTATCAAATCGAGGTCAGATCTGGGAAGATTTCTTCTGCTCACCAATTGCCACATGAGCACATTGGAACGCTAAGATTAAACTTTGACAAAGTACTTAACTTTAGCGAGTGCTTGGATCTATTTTGCGAAAGATGTAATTTAACAATTTGTGGGGATCAGGAGATTCTTGATCCCGGAAAATTCGAGTTATTGCCATGATGAACGAAAGATTGCCTGATATTCTAGGAGAAAGCTTTCAGTTAGTACTAATGCAAGAGAAATCTTCCATTTGGCAACTCTCTTTGCCTATCAAAACTCTCGATAACGACAACTTTGAAATCTATCTAAGAAAAACGGGCAAAAACTATCACCTCTTCGATGATGGGAACACATTGTGGACCGCCACTGGCTTAGGTGCGAAATCTAAACTCTTCAAAGAGAAGCTTGCACTTGTAGCTCACATAAATGAACTAAACCTAGATAAGTTCGGCGAGTTGAATGCTACCTGCACTGAAGATAATTTGATTGAAACCGTCGGAAAGTTCATTAAAGCGTTAAATCAAACAGATTTATTTTTAGCTACCGACCCAGAGCTTTTCCAGGTTAAAGAAAACCTATATGAAATTGCCAAAAACATGTTGTCTGAGCTAACCACCGCGTTAATTTGTAAGCCAAAGGTTAGTTTCACCGGATACTCGACCAATAAATATTCTTTCGATTTTAAGATCAACGATTTACTAGTCGATGCCTTACCGCCATCCGGAAACAGTATCAACTCTTGCATAGCTAAAGTAGTCGATATCAGAGCAGCGCTTTCCGATGAAAGGGAGAAAAACTTTTATCCAACTGCTTTAATTGACGACAGATTCGTTGATAAAAAAGACAAGCATATAAATGGATTTTTGAAAAAATTAACAACAATAATGAGCGCCTATACTTTTTCCCAAGCTCCTAGTCTCATTGAAAGATCTTCTTTCCTTTAATTCAGCTGCACCGCCTCCGGGCGGTTTTTTATTGCCGCGAGAGCGGCTTTTTTTGTTGCCTAAAAGCGCAAACACAGACATTCAGATCAATGAGAACTAAGAAAAATTTTAGGAAAAAATTTAGGTTTTCCTAATTTTTCCCTTGTTTCTGCCTAATTTTTACCTTATACTTCTCCTTAATGATTTTAAGGAGATAACTAATGTTTCTCTAAGGTAAACAATTTCAGAATCTGGGCCATGGAGTACTAAACCCGGACGCAGCAGACAGAAGCAGAGTCTGTGAGCGAAAAAATTCGAAACGGCCAAGTGCAGGCGGTGCTGGTCACGCGAAGACAGACAATCGAACACCAGCAGTCAGTGAAGTGAATGAGTAAGGCAAACGGTAGCCACGAAACACTTTTCAGCTAGAGACCTCTGACAAATAAAGGCATTTGAGATGCACGCAGTATCAAGAACAGCAAACCTGCGTTGAGGTCCCGAGAAGCTAACCAGATGAGGAAATCAAAACCAAGAACAGAAACTCGGGCGTCCCAGTCTCGTGAACTGGGTGAGCTAAGCGCTCTCGCAAGAGTAAGAGAAGAGCGCAAACAAAAGCGCCTTCTTTGTCACTCACCCAAAGACGAACGATCTTTAACTTGGAGGGCGCTTCTATTTGTTAGTTGAGCTATTAGAAAAATTCTAATAACTCATTCATAAGCCTCCGCGCACGGGTCATGTACTGCTAATCAACCCGAAATCGCAAATACAGCGCGGGGGCTTATGAATGTGGTCTTTCTTACATAGTTTTAAGGAGAGAAAAATGGACCTGTTAGTAGATGAACAAAAACAGATTTTTGATGTTGCTGTTGAAGACATTTTGAAAGAGCGCGGTTCTGCAATTTGTCTCACTGATGCTCTTCAGTATGCCGAGCGCGCTGTGGTCTCCGCCCTGCTCTCTGGAAAGAAAGAGATAACGCTTGACCTGGCTCACGTTGTTTCGACTGCTGAGGCCCAGAAGGAAGTCAAGGCGCTCTTTAAAGAGTATGCGTCGAATTTCATTTCAGATCTGGTGTGGCAAACGATTGACCGAGACATCTATCCAGACGTTAAAAATTAACTTTCTCTCTCCTGGCCCTCGTTAGCGCGGTACTCCTTGATGCGCTTTCGGGGGCTTTTCTTTTGGAGGTTGTTATGAAGAAGTTTCTGACTGCAAAAAATTCGGACAGAGATAACTACTGCCTGCTCCTTGTTGCCATGGCTCTCATTCTCACTATCGCCTATGTTGCATTAGCAGCAGACGACATTCAACGGAGTTTCGGAATATGCATGTAACACCTCGCACATGCCCCGGGCCCGGAGACCTTTGGCAACTAAGTTGGCAGGAAGAAAAACGGCAAGCCGAATATGAGAGGCTCCTTGAAAGATTTTTTGAGGAGTACATACCGCGTTACTGCGATGAAAGGATCAACCAACTTGCTGAAGAGGGTGAAGATGAACGGCATCCTGAAATTGAGCCTTTGTTTGACGAATTTTTGAAGGAAAACGAATGGCAGTAATTACTGACGCAGAGCGTAAAAAACAGCGCAACCGAGAAGTGAAGCGCGAGTACTACGCAAAAAACAAAGAAAAGAGGGTTGCGCAGAGCAAAGAATGGTATCGCAAAAGACGCGAAGAAGAATTAGCCCTGAGAAACAATAAAACGCCAATCCTCCCGCAGACCCCTTTTTCAGCACTATTTACAGATTTTTTTATTGATAGGAATCCGAAAAAATGACTAACGAACAAAGAGCCGCTTGGTTAAAGGGGCGCCGTACAGGTATCGGCGGCTCCGACGTGGCTGCCGTCCTCGGTCTGAATCCTTGGAAGACGCCGCTTGACGTTTGGAATGACAAGCTCGGGATCTCTGAGGACAAGGGGATGACCGAGCCTGCGTACTGGGGAACGGTGCTTGAAGACACGGTCGCAAAAGAATTTCAGCTGCGCACCGGCAAGAGAGTTCAAAAGGTTTCTCACCAGTTCGCAGATCCGGAAACTCCTTGGGCAATCGCAAACATCGACCGAGCAATTATCAATCCGGAGATTGCCAAAAAAGTTCGGCCGCTACTGAAGGTTGAAGAAATTGAGAAGTATGCCGACATCACGGGCGTCGAGCGCATTATTAACACGGATGTCGCATTTGAGGCTAAGACGGCAAACGCTTTTACTGCTGACCTTTGGGGGCCTTCTCAGGAGCTTGAGATCAAACAGCACAATCTCAGAACCGAGCATGTGATCCCACTTTATTATGAGACGCAACTTCAGTGGTACTGCGGCATTCTGAAGCTCAAGGGAATGTATCTCGCGGTGCTCATCGGAGGTTCCGACTTTCGAATGTACTGGGTCGATGCTCGTCCGGATGTGTTCCAAGTGATCAAAGAAAAGTGTTCTCGATTCTGGAACGAAAACGTTCTGAAGAAAATCCCGCCCGATCCAATCAACATTGATGACGTACTTCAGCTATATGGAAAAAGTAACGGAAAAGCTGTGGAAGCTCAGGGTGAGCTTGCTATTGATTATGGTGAGTATGCACGTATTGCTGGTGAAATTAAGGAACTCAAGAAGCAGCAGGACGCGCTCAAAACCAAGATTGCAATAAGCATGAAGGATAACGAGATTCTCACTCTCGATGGCAAGAAAGTCCTCACCTACAAAACTCAAACCTCAAAACGTTTCGATTCGGATTCCTTCCGGGAAGACCATCTGGATGACTACTACGACTACCTCAAGGAATCCTCAACTCGTGTAATGCGCGTTTGCGCTTAATCCAAAACTCACTCGCAAAAAAAAGGAATAATTATGTCTACAACTGACCAACTCGCCGCAGCAGTCGGCGCTCCCTCCGCACCAGTCGCCAAACCAAAAACGAAAGCGCCGATCATCGTGCAGCAGGTCTTGTCAGACCAGTTCAAAAAACAATTAGCGCTAGCGGTTCCGAAACATATGAGCGCTGACCGCATGGCAAGAATTGCCGCGACCGAATTACGAAAGACTCCGGCCCTGCTCAATACAACTCCGGCTTCGTTCCTCGGAGCGGTTATGCAGTCAGCCCAATTAGGTTTGGAGCCCGGTTCCGCCCTCGGTCAGGCTTACCTTGTTCCCTATGGCAACCAGTGCCAACTGATTCTTGGCTACCGCGGCATGATTGATTTGGCTCGTCGCTCCGGACAAGTTTTGTCTCTTTCTGCATTCGCAGTGCACGAAGGTGACGAATTCAACTACCAACTCGGCCTCCATCCGGACATCCACCACGTACCAAGCGTCGAGGCTGATCGCGTTAAAAAGCCCATCACGTTTGTCTACGCAGTCGCTAACCTCAAGGGAGGCGGATATCAGTTTGAGGTTATGTCCAGAGCTGAGGTCGAGGCTGTTAAAGCCAAGGCCAAGAGCAAAAACATCTGGAACTCGTATTTTGAACAGATGGCTCTGAAAACAGTGATCCGTCGTCTATTCAAGTACCTCCCTGTTTCTATCGAAGCGCTGCAGGTAGCAAATGTGGACGCCAAACGAGAGGCCGGAGAGGAAGTTAAGCCTGAGGACGTGATCGACATCAACGCCGTCACCGTCGAGGATTTCAAAGACATCGAAGATGGCGAGGTCGTTGGAACATCTCAGGACGCTCCTGCGAACTGATCGACCCAACTCCGATGATTGATCGCTTGGCCTTCTTAATTCAAAAGTCAAAGGATGAAGACAAATGAACCGTCTATTGATACGAGACTACATTTTCAACACAGATCAGATTGCGTGCATCTTTTGGGACCACGACGAAAACGTCTTAATAGTTTCATTGAGTTCCGGTAAGTACAAGGAGTTCAAAGACTTCCCTGAAAGCGAATGGAAGAGACTTCGAGAGATGTTAGGCTTTACGGAGGAGAAAGAATGATCGAGAAAGGAAAGCTATGGAGGCTTTAATGGACATCCGGAACGAACCTCTTTTTGCAGGCCTTTAAAAATGACAGATATCAGTTATGTTGACCGCTGGAAGAATTACCCAGGAGGCTCAATTCCCGAACATCGCATTGTTATGTCCATCAAGCGGTCCCCGAAATTTGAAGATCTGGTAGATATCACGTATTACTCAGTGCTGGAGCCGATCCCAAGATCTTCATATACAACCCATTTCTTCCGCTTCCTGCCGGTCAAATTTAGCGAATATCCTCAGACGCCGGATGAAAGATATTGGGAAGACCGCAACAACCAAACTCCTTCTTTGTTCGATGACATCGAAAACGAATACCTTCCTGAAGAGCGATGGTTCGGTTATCCGGGGTTCAAGCCGCAGCAGGATCAAATCTGCATATTCAGGTACATAGACGAGGGCTTCAATTTTTATGACGTTGATTTCTTCGAAGGAAGAACCTGGCGGCTTCGGGAGAAGACAATTTTCGTCTTTATGCCAATAGCTTCACCGGAAGGATTTCACCGGCGCCGGTGAGATTTATAGGCTCAATTGAAAAAAATAAGCGAAGGGCTTTAAAGGAGTCTAACTCAGAAATATTGGGTCATTTGATAGGATGCCTCGGTATGGATTCTAAAAATTGAGTCACATGTGAGCGTTATCTTCAAGGTCCCTTTCTCTTTATCTGTGGGTTTAACTGCAAAGTACAAGTTTCGTTTTTCTCCTGCTTCGTAGTCAATATTCAAGCCTATCTTTTTTCTCGTGCACTCTATGCTTTCAGTTGCTTCCCCGAAAGAAAACATTGGAAGTTCTCCCAAGAGTCCGCCTTTTATTTCGATCTGTGATATTCGGCAGTTTGATTGGCCTCCGTGAATTTCAACGACCAATTGATAATAACCTTCCGCTTGAAGTCGCTCAGCATCAGAGCCTTTTATTTCTGATCCAGAGAGATCAAGAACATCAGCACGTGCAAAGGGACGCTTCTTCAAAAGTTCTACGTACATAAATACTGCAGAACAACCCGTCGCAACTGCTATGAAAATTTGAACAAATAATTCCACTTTTGCTCCTTGGTTTTAGATTTGATTTCTTGACAATCTCAATTCTAGGACCGAGGAGCTTTCTTCTCTTTAGGTACTTAAATGAACTTTTCAACCACTGAACTTGTTTTCGACATTTTGTGTCTGGTCGTCAGCATTGCCTGTTTTTCCGGACTTGTTTTTTTCTCATCGCAACGAATTTGCGGATTATTAAGCAACGTTATCAAGCGACTGGAATCCGTTGAAACGACTCTGAAGGGAATAAAGAAATAAACCGAGGAGCTTATTTTCTATCTAGGACTAAAACAATGACCTTAACTTTTCAAAGCATTTTCTTATTGGGCTGTTTCTGCGTTTGCGTGGCCTGCTTTTCCTGCCAGCTCTACCTCTTGGGCAAGCATGTCCGGTTCGCTTTCAAGATGATTTTGGACGAACAGCGTGACCTGCAGAAACAGGTAAAAAGCATCCAGTTAAATCAGAATTCCTTTACAGATCGCCATGAAAGTCGCTAAACTTTTTTCAGGAGGATGAGCCTCTCACCAGTTCAAACACCCAGTGAAAATGAAAAAACTCCTTTTGCTGCTACCCATAAGCTTTTTAACTTTAACTAGTTGTACCGTCATCGATGGTCAGACAGTTTGGTTAGATGAAATAAAAACGTATCGAGTCTTTCAAGTTTTGCCGGATGGTAATGCTTTGGCCTTTGAATGTGATTCAGAATACGACAAATACTGTTATGGAGATGTAGCTCTACTTGCTAAAAGAGAAAAGCCTTTCTATGACGGGATTAAAGTAAACATTCCTAAGCCGACTATAGAAGGAACCTACCGCTACGAAACAAGGAACAACTTTATAAAGACAGTTCCAATAGTACATTGACAGTTCACACCTAAAGAACTCAATTACGGCAAGAAACCAACAAACACCATTCCGCCCCTCAATTTGAGGGGCTTTTTTTATTGGGAATACAAAATGAATGAATTAACCACTCTGCCGCCACCGACGTTAGAAATTATTGATGGCGTGCCCACCGTCCTGTCAACTGTCGTGGCGGATTATTTTGGATACCGTCATGACAATTTGCTCCAGATTATTAGAGGCCTGATCGCTCGAAATTCGGAGCTTTTATGTCTCCTATATTTTCAGGAGACAACCACAAGCCGTCCACATCCTAAAAATCCGGATGTCTTTATTGAGTCCCCAGCATTCAGAATGAATCAAACGGGCTTCAATATTTTGGCAATGAAGTTATCCGGAAAAAGAGCAGAACGATATCAAATCAGATTTGCTCAAGCCTTCGAAGCAGCGGTAAAGGCTTTACAGAACATCAACCTGTCGACGTACCAAAAGGCCCTACGACTGGAGGCAAAGTTCGACGAACGAAAACGGCAGATTAGTTTCTGCGCCTCTTCTCTCGCCAAATGGAAAGATGAAAAGAAAGTGATGCTTTTAAAAATGGACGAGTATCAAAAAGACGTTCAGATGTCTCTTCCTTTCGATTCAATCCTTATCGAAGTTCCGCACTAAATGAACAAATCAAAACTCAGAGCATCCGTTTCCCGGATGCTCTTTTTTTATGGATAAAACAATGACAGAACCAATGGAATTTACAGAAGCCGTCTTCCAACAGGTGGTCGGGAAGTATCGAATCAGGGTTGAGTTCAGAAACTACTGGAGCCCTCCTATGGCATGTTGGGCTCAGACATTCAACTCCTATTTTTGCGAAGCCTCTGATGTCTACATGGATGAATGCTACGACTATCCCTGGCGTCCATTTATTCACTCTACAGGCTACTCAGACGACGGGAAACCAATCCCCATCACAAGAGAAGCAGCCGCTAAGGCCATCACCAATGCTTACAAGGAATTGACGTTAACACCGGAAGAACGACAGGCAAGGCGCGAACGATCAGAAAAGATCAAACGGGAAGTCAGAGAACGGCTTAGAAAACAAGGACTCATCAAATGAATTTACAAGAAAAGCTACAAGCTATTGCGAACCATTACGGCATGGACCTTCAGGCCATCAAACTGGCCGAAGAAGGCGCAGAACTGGCTGCTGCTACTTTGAAGAACGTCGGTCTCATGATTCAACAAGAGAACGGTGAAGGCGGCGAATCAATCGCTCAAAAACGAGCTGAGGCTATGGAAAAAACGGACGAAGAAATAGCTGACGTTCTCTTAGTGTCTCGGCAAATGGAATATCTGTTGCTTGAGTCCCCGAAATATGACGAAAAAATCACTCGGCTAATGAACGAAAAAGCCGACCGCCAGTTATCAAGAATCAAGGAAGAAGAAAATGAACATTACTAGAATCAGCCTGAAGCAAACAACCGAAAATATTCAAATCCCCGACTGGGCGAAAACTATCGTCATCCACGCTGACACAACGGCACCGTACTCGGAGAAAAAATTACAGCACATCTACTGGTTGTTTTTCAAAACGCTAGGTATCACTGATGAGTCAAGAAAAAAGTACACGCTTCGTTTTCATGTGAGATTCGCTCGTCCTGACTGTGATTACTACGTCGAGTTTGCTGACATGATCATCAATGACCGCGTGAGGTTCTGACAATGCCCAGGAACAAGAAACCTCGGAAGAAATTCACGTGTCGAAAGATTGAGATTCCGCGCATTTCTGAAGAGCGAATTGATGTGATTATCGACACGATGACGAATGTCGGATTCTCAGTTGAACTTAAATTGCCTAATGGCACGTTTGATCGAGATGATATGAGAGCTCTGGCCGATTTCAGTAACCTGACAGGCGTGACCTTTAGTGAATTGGGAGAGGATCGTTTGAGTGAGGAAGATCTGATTTCTTCCAATGAGCTGCAGTGTGCTCTCTCAGATAGCCTGACATCGTTATATCTCCGGACATACAAGAACAAAGCTAAGTTCTACGTTCCGACCGGAGAAGAACTCAAAACGATTCAGGAGGCTGTCACTTTCTTTCTCCCGGTAATGGAGGAAATTGTTAAAGACAGCCCAAAACTAATCATCAAATTCTGGAACAAAACAAAGAATCTAATGACGCGCCCGGATGGTGCGTATAACGGAGTAAAGGTATCTAGCTATGAATGACATTGACTATGACAAATTGTCCAGCATGGTGGCAGATAAAGTCTCCAGCCAGATCGCTGAAAAGCTGATTCAGAAAACAACAAAGCTCACACTCTCTCGTCCAGAAGTAGAGGTTAGGATCGGTTTTGCTCCTGGCTCTTCTGCCGCCCGTGAAGTAATGAAGGATCCGAAGTTCCCTAAGCCTGACGCATTCTCCGAGAACGGGCGCGATCGTTGGTACACAAAAGACATTGACGATTACATGGAAAGCAAAAGACACGCCCGAGCCAAGCTCGCTATTTCAGCCGCTTAGCAATTTCTTCTGCGCTCGCTCTGTAGTATCTCTGGAGCATCTTTAAATCTTTGTGCCCCGTTTGTCTAGCAAGCGCCAGGACATCTAAACGGGGCGCCCCTGTTTCTGGATCAGGGCTGGCGGCCCAAGTCGCAAAAGTTGCGCGGCCGTCATGAAAATTCAGCCCTTCTTTGATTAGTCGGTTTTGAGAATCATATTCAGGTCCAAGGCCGGCTCTATCCCGAACTTTTCGGAATAACGTATCTCTGTTGTGATCGTTAAGTCCGCCAAAAATCCGTGGTTCATACTCGAGCTCCATAACTAATTTAAGAATTTCCCGAGCTCTTGCAGACAAGGCCACGTCTCTTCTTGACAATGTTTTTGTAGCCTCCGCCGGCACATGTAGCACATTGTCACCTAACCAAGAATATTCAATCTTTAAAAGCTCCCCTGCTCGCATTCCTGTTTGACAACTAAAAAGGAAGGCTGCTACCGCAAGTTGCATTTTGTTCTTTGGCACTGTGTGGCCGTCCCAACCGCTAGCCTGCAAAAGTTTCTCTATATCCTCGTCTGAAGCAACTCTCTCGCGGTGCTCTGGCTCCCGTGGTTTCTCCACACCCCGGCAAGGATTCACATCTGTGAGTTCGTTTTTAATAGCAAATTGAAAAACGTCAGAGAGAATTGTCAGCTCTCTATTAACAGTGGACGGTGAAATATAGTTGTCTCGGTTTTTGGCACGTTCGCTGAGGCGACGTTCAATGTAGTTCTCAATCGTTCTGTTTGTAAAAGAAGATAGAGTTTTAGCCGCCAGTTTATCTCTCTGGAGGCGTCTCAGTCGGATTTCTTCTGTACGTTTGGAGCGTTTCTGTGAAGTGACTTCGCTGATGTATTCGTCAATCAGCGCGGCCAGAGTAATCGAAGAAGAGCGTTCTTCGGCGCTAATGTCCAACTCTGCCGCAAAGCGTTTTGCCTCAGCTCGAGTTTTAAATGTTTTGGAGAATCGCTGTTTGTTTCCGTCCGCCTGAAGTCTATAGCCATAAACTTCATACGTACCGCAGAGAGTTTTTCTTATTCCTGCCATATCCGCCTCGAGAATTTCCGTTAGCGTTTCCGTTAAATTTCCGTTATCTAAACCTGAATATAACGAGATATGCCAAAACGGACAACAAAAAATCCCGTAAAACCGAGGCTTAACGGGATATGACAAGTATGTCTGGTGCCCGGGACTGGACTCGAACCAGCACGCCCGCGAAGGCGCTAGCACCTGAAGCTAGTGCGTCTACCAATTTCGCCACCCGGGCAACAGAGAAATGAAATTCTATCTTCAAAAATCAGTTTTTGCAAATGCTGCTACCTGATCTATTTGTAATTAGTTGTTAATTGAGAAAGATGGGATTTAAAATGCGACAACAAGAATTTCGAAGACGTAAAAGAAAACCTCGCAAATCTGCGAGGTCTGAAATCGTTTTTGGTGCCCGGGACTAGCACCACATTATCAATAATATTCAATCAGATAACTTTAACGGTTCCGTTAGATTTCCGTTATATGGATGTAAAACGGAAATTTTTGAGGGTTTTAACGGAAATTTTCGGTTGTTGCATAAAAGCCGAAAGAGCAAATTTATTTGCGACAGCTGCACTTCTTCTCGTCAAAATATTTGCGCTCGGCCACTTCTCCCTGCTTTCCGATGTTGAAAGAAGAAATCGGACGATGGTAACCCATCACACGAGTCCAAATTTCGCATCTAGTGCGCTCGCTATTCTTAATCCCATATTGTTCTAAATCGCTGGTCATAATTTGTCCTCCTAAAGATCTTGAAGCTTGGTGCCATCAGCTACGTAAAGCGGGTGCGTCGGTTCCCCAGTCTGGTTCAATGCCAAACATTTAATGTCGTAGCCCTTGAATGTTTCTTTGAACTGGGAACTGCGATCTAAATAGCTGCCATAGTTTCCCCATGCGGCAATAACAATATCAGCCGCTTCAATCATCCTTCTCAAGTGCTCATCATTCTCAGGTCCTACTGGATCCTTCGCTGTGTACAAGTCATTGCGATTTTTCGATCTGAAGGCAAAGAGATTCCCAACTAAAAGCCGGCCGCCTCCAAATTGACGGGCAAAATTGATCATACGGCGGACAGTCGCATCATCTTCTACAGCATCGGCAGTGGAGGGATTAAGACAAACAAAAAGGACTGTCGGTTTGTCCTCGTCCCATGTGCGTTCTAGGGAGTAACGATACAGACCGTCCGGTGAAATTTCAGCAGATTTTTTAATATCAGACATTTCTCCTCCTTCTGGGTTTACTTGCTACTGTAGCGCTTTTCGACAGTATTCAATAGGTCCTCGAACCTCTTGCAGTAATCGTCGACACTCTGCTCCCAACTCAAGACATCGAACTGTGTCTCGATCGGCAGCGCTCTTGGCTCTTTTTTCAAGACTGGTGATGCGGGAGCGCAAGCGGTCAGAGTCAGCGCGAGCGTTAGATTCAGCAGCACGCATCTCGGCGAGAGCGATAGCCTGATTTTTGTATTGTGTCTCATAATTTTTGACCGTAGCTGTGAGTTCTGAGATTTGAGCTTGAGCAATTTTCAACTGCTCAGAATTCTGACCATTGTGAAGGCCAAAAAAATAAGCGCCAGCAACTATCAAAGCGCCGGCGCCTATCTTTACCAATTCAAAAGGATTCATCCCATCAATTTCACCTCGTCCTCACGTCTATTCATGAGACCCGGAAGGATTTCGTACATCTGTTTCCCGTTTTCATCCTTAACCAGATTCCCGTTCCTATCCCTGATTTTCTTTTTTGCAAAAGATCGAAATCCTTCTTTTGCCAACTCGAGTTTTCCGGAATTCAAATATCCGAGTGTCTTAGATTTAGCAACTGCGCTCACTCCCAGGTTAAATGCCAAATCTAATAATGCGATGTACTGTCCTTCAGTCAGTTTGCAAGTAACGTAAGGGGCAAGTCCCTCGGCGTGCTCGATCAAATCATCGCGAATCAGCTTTTCGGCCTCTTGTCTGGTGATAATTTGACCAGATTTAACCCCTTTTGTGTGTCCATAGCCGATAGTGAGAGTGCCTCCCGGACAACGGTAGGCCTTCAATCGCAGACCCTCCCACTTCTTAACAAAATCCTCTGCGATGAGAGGGTTCCATTGAGAAAACGCTAATTTTTCCTCATTCATTTTGATTCCCTCCTAAATGAACCTTTCCTTTGATGCGTTTTTCGTGTTCAGTTTGAACGGTCTCCAACATTTCTCTGATTCTGTGGGGAATAATTTGACCGAACCCCGCTTTCTCAACGTTTTCAAGAATTGAGATCAATTCATTCAGAGAAAGAGCACCAATTGCCCACGCCCCGATCCATGGTTCATTGAATATCTGATCCACTCCATGAAACCCAATAGCAACTAAGAGGATGATGAATTTCCGGATCAACCCTTTGAGTCCGACACGGCTCGACCAAGTTCCGGTTCTGGCAGCGGCTACGATCCCGCTCAGATAGTCGAAGACAACAAAGCCAAACAACCAGTAGAAAAGGTTTTGATGCTCCCCCATGAGACTGCTTATGAGGGAAGTAAAACATCCAGCAATGGTTAAAAAGAAACTCTTGAGAACGCCGGAATCAAAACTGTTAAGACGGCTTAAAAATTGATCCCACATCTCTCAATCTCCCTATGTCGTCGATTTAGTAGATGCATGTTTCCTCCGATATTTAGATAAAAAAAGAAAGCCCCTCAAGTCGAGGGGCGGAGTGTTTAAGAAGCCGTTGCTCCAATGGAAGGAACAAAAAAGATTGTGGTTCCCTCAGTTTGATTAGTGCTTGCAGTAATTTGATAACCTAAAGTGCCACCTTTATTTACTGGAATATAGACAGCTGGCCATTGCAACAGGCTGGATTCGTTTGTTTGGATGCGAGAATGAACGGACGCTTGAATCGCTATAACGAGTATTCCGTTTCCGCCGGTAATGCAAAAATATCCGCTCGTGGGAGCTGTGTAGTTCCCCGTAAAACTTCCCATTGCATTTTCTTTTACAACGATTCGTCTATACCACCCATCTGGCATTACCTGGCCAACAATGAAATCTAAATCCGTTTTCTTAAAAAACTTAGAGAGGAGGAGCGTAAACAATGATTTCAGCATGACGCACCTCCTAAACCCACCTCACGTTTGACTGACAAACGGGATGAAGTGAAGGATCGAATACTGTCCTCGGTTATCTGCTCTTGCCTTGAAAGAAACCGTTTGGCCTCTATTAACCTGCACTGTAAAACCTTGGTAAATTCCAGTGCCTGACTGATCGAGATTAAATCTCGCACCAGAGGCGATGACTTCCAAGTAACAAGCTCCTGACGAACAAGATTGCCCAAGCACAAGCAAACCGTCCGCTGGTGGAGTGTAAGTATGCAAGTTATTATCGTTTGGAAGCGAAAGCTCGACAGTGTTTGAGGGGGCCGTGTTACGCTGTTGAGCGACCCACTCCTTCTTACTAACAAGGAACTTCTCCGCAAAGAGCTGTACCAAGTTTTTAAGCATAGGCCACCTCCTTGCAGAAGAGCGTTCTTAAGAGATTGCCCCCCCCCGCCGATGGTTTTAGTAAACCAGCATTCAATGTTTTTAGCTTGTCTAGCGCATAACGTAAAGACTTGCCCTTTGGCTACCGGACAGGCGCACAAAAGAATGTCTCCCACAACTTGCGGAGTTGTAAAGACGTTTATGTTCGTTGTTTGGGCTGAGGCAATGCAAGTGGCAGTGTCTGCCGTAAACCTTATGCACGCGAAGCCATCAGTTGGGGCAACTCCGTTGAAAACAGAACTCCATCCGTCAATAACCGTAGTTGTCGGAGTAAGTATCACGTTGTTGGTTGAAGGCATTGCCTGATGTCCTACAAGCTCGGATTCCTGTTTGCTGTAGAACCTGCTCAGCAGGAGGCTCAGAATGTTTTTCAGCATAATGCGCCTCCTGTTTGGAGGTTATTTAGACGATTCGTTGCGAACAAAAGTAAGGTTCCCCGAACCCGAGTAGACGCCAAGATCCGCAATGATTGTGTCACCCTTCTGTATCGGGATCGAGGCCCATTTCCACCCACTAGTGACGTTAGTGAGATAGCTAACCTTTCTTGTGGAGTTTTCAAGTCTGAACCACTTATTGGCGACGTCATTAGCCCCTCCAATCTGAAACACGGCCCAACCACTAAATGGGGCAATGATATCTTGTTGACCTCCTCCCTGAACGTTTTGGTTCTGTACTGTTGTACCCGGCCCACATTGGTAAGCAATGTCAGGATACTTGCTTTTGAGAAAACTTTCGGCGAAAAGTTGAACGAGGGCTTTAAGCATGACAGAACCCTCCGAACAAATATATTATACCCCCCCCCGATGGTTTTCACTAATCGGACGGTAATTTGCTCTAGGTATCGGCCATAAACAGAAAAGCGCTGCCCTTTTGAAACGGGCGTGAATAAATTCAGGATTTCACCTCCCGGATTAGATGTCCCTGTAGTCGTAATTTGCAACGCCTGAGTATTTATCTGGAAAAATCCTTTATCGGATGTAGTACGACCCACGGCCCAAATATAACCATCTGATACCGCGGTTGAATTAGATAAAACCGGTCCCCAGTTGTCTACTGAAGCTGAAGGGTTGTAGTCTACAGGTACTGCCGAGCCGGGCTTAGAAGCGTGTCCCGCCTGTGCTGGTGTCGTTCGGCTATCGAGTAGCCGCTGAATAAGTTGTTTTAGCATTTAAGCTCCTTGCCGAGCCTAAATGCTCGGCGTTATTAGATTGGGCAGAAATAGCAATAAACCATTCCGGCACTCATGCCATAGTGGTATTCAACTTGCTGTCCTTTTCTGATGTACATGTATGCTCCAAGATTGGAGCCAGGTAGTTGGAGTCTTGTTAGGGTCGGCCAATAATCTTGGTTTTTATTGCGGACACCAACAAATATCGCTTGCGTTGCATAAATCCAGGCAACCCCGTCTGCTGGAGCGACATAAATAAAAGCGTCTGTGCCCGTAGCTGTATGGACCAAGATATTTCCTGAAATGAAATCAGAAATGCCTATCTCTGACGACCTTTTCCCATATATAGTTAAACTACCCCCCCCCACAGCCGCCGCTCACTGATCTGCGAGGAACGAATAAGCTACACAACAGACTTGCTAATTGTTTAAACATTGAAAAAACCTCCTTGTCTCATAGAGTTGCGGGCATCAACTGCCTGCTCCAATTCGTAGGCCAAAGCTTCCGGAAATGCCGGATAGTCGATAAAAGGAAAGCTAGGCTTGTCCGGAAGATCTTTAAGTGCTTGGCGATAATTCAATAACGCCTGTCGATCTTCTTCAGTTAATTGAGCTCTCTTCGCCTTGGCGGCTGACTGCACAGTAATGTCCGGGAGCTGAACATACTTATCAGTGTCAGAGATTCGAGCATTGCGCTCTCCTCTAACTTCTTGTTCGTAACGCTCTTGGACAAATTTGTCATCCAGTTCAGGAAGTTCTGTTGAAAGGTAGTAATTACCGTCAGCACTGTGGAAATAGCCTTGAGGACTGGGCTCAAGCTTCCAATATTTGATGATTACTCCATCATCTCGCTTAAATCTTTCGGATAGCTTGTAATGGCTCTCTGCGTACGCCTCATCTTTGGGATCTGTAAACGCGTGCTGACTCGGTGCATTGGAGGAAACAACAATTCTTCCGTCCGAGTCCTTCAGTGAGTATTTTGCCAGCGGCTGGCTCATTGCCTTGGCAAGCATTTCCTGCCTAACTTGTTCTAAGGTCTTCATTGTTTATCCTTCGGAATTGTTTAATTTGTCGATGGTGTTTCTGACTCAGCAGAGTTTTTGGCATCATCAATTTCTTGCTGGGTACCACCGTTTTCAAGGATCAGTTCTTCGAGAATCGGACACAGGTAGTCATCAACGTGACCATTGAAATAAGTTTCAGCCCAAGATTCCGCACCGGCTGTAAAGTTGATATTCGACCGCGCAGTGGTCTGTTGCGTCTCTGTAAGGGCTTGAGCCGCCTCGTATGAGACACTCGGCGTTAAATCCGTGTAGTCCGCAGATAAAAGAGCTGTCCCGGCAGATGTGTCCACAGACGCAATCGTGAACATTCTTCCATCTGTTCCGACTACGGTGTCACCAGCTTTAATGTTGCCTTGAGGCTTCAAATCCGAGATTTGAATAGTGGCCGAAACTTGGAGCGCTTGATTGATTACTCTGACAGCATAGGCACTTGCCGCCGCCTCTAAAGCTTTCGCTTCCGCAGTCTGCGCAGCAGTCTGGGCGGTTGTTGCCGCCGTTTGTGCGGTTTCAGCATTGCTCTGGGCCGTTTCTGCTGCCTGTTGCGCCGCCTGAGCAGTTTGCAGAGATTGGGCCGCATTGTTAGCCGCTGTTTGGGCACTAGCAGCTGAACCTTGAGCGGCAGTCTGAGCCGCTGAAGCCGAAGTTTGTGCCGAGTTCGCCGTTGTAACTGCCACCGTGGAAGCATCGACCGCACTCTTAGATTGAGCAATAGCAGTCTGTATATCTGCATCCCAATCGTCGACTACTTGCTTCAAAGTCTCAACTTTTTCATTTGCAGCATTCGCTTCCGCTAATGCATTCGAAGAAGTTGAATTTGCTGTCTGTGCTGTTTGCCGAGCTTCCTTAGCGATCGATAGAGCTTCTTCGGAATTGTCAGAGGCTTGGTCTGCGTACGCGCCAACATCGTTAATGGCGTCTTCCGTCTGCTGAAGAACTTCGGGGCCGCTGATAACTCCGGTTCCTGTCGGCGTGTAATGAAATTGGAATTTCGAATCTGCCATGATCAATTACTCCGGCAAGCGCAAGAAATAAGCGAGCGTGTAAAAAGGCGGCTCATTGGTAACGCCTGTGATCTTTGCGTTAGCTGTTAAGGTGTGCGTGTGCGTTTGACTTCCACCAGTAGAACCGATACTCAATCCATGCTGATGAGAGCCGTTAGAAGATGTTTCTCCCGTCCAAGTTCTGGACGCATCGATATTGAAAACACCTCGACCATTTTGACGACCATCGGAGCATCCGGGATGATCGCCTACGTAAACAAGAGGACCGTTACCAATCACGCTCAACCAGTTGGCGGAAATTTGTCCGGTGATGTTCATTGAACCTCTTGTGTGGGTATGAGCACCTGCAGGAGATGTGCTACCTGAATGAGAATGTGCTGGCATCTGTGCGGCCGTCAGCGCAGTAGCACCAACTGTGCCGTTAACGGTCAAATCTGGAATCTCAATAGTTGAAGCACCGCCAGTTGTGCCCGAATCTTTTGGTAAAGAGCCTTTTATAAATTTTCCAATCAAGTTTGGAGTTACACCATTCTTCCCGTCACTCTGGCCATCACAAAGGATCCAACCTTCGTCGGCTTGAGTAGTACCCCAAAAAACTGGGCGTCTCCCATCACTTCCACCTAATGTCACGTTATGAAACGGAACTACGGCGCCGGCTGGAACGGTAATGTCGATATTTTTCCAAACTGCTCTGTTAGTTCCAGGCGCCACCTTTGTGGTTGATGGTCCGTTGGCTTGGATGCAGCGGTACTTAGTCCCATTCTGCATAACCTCGTTCCCAACTTCGTAGTCCAAGAGAGCGGAATAATTCATAATCCCGCCCTGTTGATACCACAGCAAAAATTGAGAAAGCAAGAAAAAGACGCCATTGAAGTCCGATTTAAACGGAGGAATGCCGCCTTGTTCGATGGGAATAGCATTTTCTCGTCCCCAACCTATTTGCTGAGAGAGTCGTCCTAAACCAGCTTCTTCTGAAGTTAACGGAGGAATGGTAATTTCTCCGTCCTGGGCGATAGCCGCGCTTAATTGATACTTTGGATAATTACTCATATCTCAATGACCTTTGAGGGATTGAAGACACCTTGATTAAAGGGCAATAAATTGGATCCGAAGAATCCGAATACCAGATTGTTTGGAACGACCGTCTCCACATTTGCCAAAACCCCAGCAGGCCTGTTTAACAATCCGTAGTTTTGCAAAATGGCGATTTGGACAGCAGAGGGATCTCCAACAATGCGAATCGTTATCGTCATATCCTGGTAGTCGGTGACAAATGCCGGCAGGCCTATCAACCGAGTAAGCAAAGAATTAATGGTTTCAGCCGTAGAGTTCGAGACGTTTACGACGGCTCGATAAAAAATCAGGAACCGGAAAAACTCATCATCCAGCCGAGTGTCCTGACCGTCAACAACGAGGTTACGATTCACGCCTACGCGCTTCCCCCACCAATCCAGCCAAACCCCGGAGGCTGTATCAGGGTTCAATATGAAATTAAAAAACGCGTCCAGTTGAGGAGACGCGTCTATTTCGGCATTGAAAAGTAATCCTAATTGTCTGTATCGCTCTGAGTGCGAATACTGCGACTGGAGCGCTATAGAAATAAGCGATCGGACATTTGAGAGTTTTCTGAAATCCTCAACACTCAGAATATTCCGCCAAGTTGCAGAATCTGCCATCGTTAGCCTCCTGTTTGGAATACAAGAGAGACATCGGACTCTTGAATCGTGGGCTCCACATTCGCAGGAATCTGGACACTGGATCCGAAAGCTCCGGATCCCAGAGCTACTTGGATGGATGCAACCGGAACGGCTGTAGCTGACTGAATTGCGGCATAGAACCGAGACGCGTAGACAGTCGACGCCAAAGAAACGCGGTCATTCGCACCCTGTCCTAGAACATCATTGATCACAGTCTGAATGACGTTGTTTTTCTCGGTTGGATTCATTGAAGTGGCAAAGAATTCGATCTTTACCTTCAAGGCTTGATTCTGCGGCCTGACAATGTTGTAGACGTAGGTGGCGTTGTAGAACCTAGAATCTGTGTACGAAACCTGATAAGTTCCAGTAGTCCCGCACCCTGCGTCCTTTCGCTGATAGATCGTTTGAGCGATCTGCTCATCCTCTCCGCCAACGATAGCGACCAGAATGGAATGAGGATTGATGCTCACGCCAAATTGAGTGATGGCGGCATTCGTCGGATTCTCTAAAACTCTGACATCGAGAACGCCCTCTAACGCGGCCAAATTTGCCTCAATCGCTTCGACATACCCGGTGGCATTGACAGCATAGCTTTCAACCATTCGGTTTCTAAGTTCTGCGTCCGTCTCTTCATCTCGGCCGATGACGCCGGCGGACGGATTGTTAATGGTGTCCCATCCTGCAATCGTTGTGACGATCCTGTTCACTGCTCCCGCCGCTACTTCTAACGGTCCGTGTTCGATTGCAGTAAATGTAGTAGTGACACTTCCTGTGTCTCCGATTCGTGCGCCTGCTGCCGCCGAATGTCTGTACTGGTTGCCGAGAGAATCTTGAGCGATCGCACCATAGGG